GATCATCCCAGCCACCGAGCTTTTGCTGCATGACGCCAAGGCGATCATTGGAGCCGAGTTAGCCCACTATAGATCGAAGGCAGTCAGGGGGGTTACGTTAGATCCTAAGGAGGCTCGTATAGTTCAGGGCTACCTGGAGTCCCTGGTTAAGATTCAGAGAGAAGAAAGGGAAATTGCCGAGACCCAAGATTTATCTATCCTCTCAGACACCGAATTGCTGCACCTAGCCAAACGAGTCTTAGAAGCTAATAATAAAGAAACAACTAGTATAAACAAAAGGAGTGAAAATGAACGCAAATGAAATCTATGTCGCTAAAGCCAATGATCTTTACGCAGCCTTAGGACATGCCCACATTCAGAAGAACCAGCTAAAAGAACAAATAGCAGACCTTGAGTCCCAACTTAAACATCTTGTTAATTTAAATCCTCTACTACACAAGGTAGAACAGGACACTCTAGAATCCCTTAAGGTGGAGGATTCGGATGAGTAACAATAACCTGCCAGTTAGACTTCGAACCTTAACCGAAGAAGATAGACCTTTTATATTTAACTCCTGGCTTAAGTCTTATCGCTTTTCTCATTTTGGGGAAAAGATCACCAACACTATTTATTTTGAAGATCATCATAAGATAATAGAAAACATCCTAAAGAATGCTAAAATAGTTGTAGCATGTAATGAAGAAGACCCTTCTCAGGTTTATGGTTACATAGTAGGGGGGGATGAAGAAGGTATCTTTGTCCTCCACTTTATCTATGTTAAACACACCTTCAGAAATATGGGGATGGGGAAAACTCTTTTAGACGCAATGGGTCATGACAAAGAAAAAGCAGGGGTTTATACTCACCATACTCGGATGGCTGATAAACTGGCTGCTAAATATAACTTTGTTTATCATCCCTATTTAATGTTTGATATTAAAGAGGTTTCTGGTGAGCAAAACTAAAGATATAGATAAAGAAAAATTACGGCTTGAATATCTCTTTGATCAAGGGGTTAACTTTGTTGATAGGGTTATTCAAATAAACGAAGAAATAGGAGAAGCAAGTTTTGCGTTTATGGATGCTGCCTTAAGTGAGTTAGAACGTAGTAGTAAAAAGACTATAACTATAAGAATAAACTCTCCAGGTGGTTCAGTTTATGATTCTTTAGCTATTATAGGAAGGATTCATTCTTCTAAATGTAGAATAGTTACAGAAGGTTATGGGCACGTAATGAGTGCAGCCACACTACTGCTTGCTGCAGGGCGTAAACGGCGCATGTCTAAGTATTGTGTTTTCATGGTCCACCAAATGAGTTACTATCTAGAAGGCTCCCATGCAGAAACTAAAGAGGAAGTAGACCAAGTAGAAAAGCAAGAAAGACAATGGTGTCAGTGGATGGCAGAATTAAGTAATAAGGATGCAGAGTTTTGGTATAAACAAACTTATAAAAAGAACTTTTATCTAACACCTACGGAGTGTTTAGAATATGGAATTATAGATGAAATCTTTTAAAAATAAAAATCACGAAGTTGCTTTCAATATGATGGAAATTAGTGTAGAGCTTATAGACGAAGTGTTTGCTAAAGTAGACAAAATCGCCAAAAATAATTCGCACCGAGAAAGGAATGGCGTGAAACTTATTGACTCGGGACACTTTAGATGGGATATAAGACAATTGAAAGTTAATACGAAAGACAAGTTGGAGTCAATAATGGCTCTTTTAGAAGCATACGGAGATGAGACAAACCTCATCGTCGAAAGAGAGGAAGAAGAATGAAAAAACTTGTATCAATTGCAGTTATTGGAATGCTCCTATTAGGAGGAGGTTTATCAATTAAAAAAGAAGAAGTACTTAAAGGTGCTTTTGATATCGAAATTGGAGCTGTTAACTATCTTAATGCAGAGGGAGTTTTAAAGAAATTTAAAAGAGCTGAAGTTAATAACTTAGATGATAAGGTTATAGACATGGCTATTAACTCGGGTGGTGGTTCAGTTCATATTGGTCTAGAGTTTATAGAGGAAATGAAGTCCCTTAAGGATAAAGGATATAAGTTTAACTGTTATGCTCGAAACGCATACTCTATGGGTTTTATAATTTTACAATATTGTGACCATAGAATAGGAAGCTCTAATTCAACCTATATGCACCATTTGGTACAGGTAGGGTATGGCAGACCTGAAAGAACAGAAAAGAACAAAAAGCTTTTTAAGTCTCTTGACTTTTTCGATAACTTAGTATTAGATGAGATTTCCAAAAGAATGAAGGTAGATCCCAAGAAGTTTTTTGAGATTTATAAAGACGATAAGTGGTGGGGAGCCAAAGATGCTTTAAAGGCAAACATCATAGATGAGATAAAATCATTCTCTTTATTTAAAAGAGAAGTAAAATATAACTTTATACCTTTTTGGAGGAATTACTAATGAATAAATACGACATTGACGCCATACGGTGTTATCAATCAGTGATGTTTGATAAACGGCAAGAAACTTTTTTTGCTACAAGACAGATTAATAATCGAATGCCCTTGGAGTTAGAAATAATAGAGGGCTTACAAATGATTTCTATCAAATCAGAGAGTGATAACATTCTCATACCTCTTACTAATGTTTCTGCTATCTATCTTAAATCACCTATTAAGGTTGAACAAGCAAAAAAAGATGAGGTAGAAAGGGCTAAATTAGCTACTCCTCAAAAAATAAGAAAACCAATAGTTAAACGAACAGCTTACAGGAGTTAAACATGAGTGGAAAGAAAGTAAAGAAAGAAAGAAAAGAGCAAAAACTAAACGAGTCTGAAGCTGAGAAATTAGAACGTTGGGCTAAAACTACTGATTTTAAATTACTAAAACCTTTTGGTCCTCATATGTCGATGATGAAAACTCCATCTGAGATATTGGAAAAAATGCTCGAACTTACAGATGAAATTCTAGAAGATGAAAAGCGTATAGATTGGGGAGGGCACCTCGTTGGTAACATTAAGGAAGAGCCATGGGTATCTAATGCGAAGTTAGAAGAGGCAGGACTATTATCATACTTTAATGGAATGCTTTATAACTACGTTTGGAACAGTCTAGCAAGAGAAGGGATTGAGGTAGATCAACTTGAAGTAAAATTAGATCATATGTGGATTGTAAGTCAATATGAAAATGAGTATAATCCTATCCACTTCCATACTTACTGCGATCTCTCGTCTGTAATGTGGCTTAAGGTTCCAGAGATGGACCAAAGATCGAAAAATGGAAAACTTCCAGCCTACAAAACTCAAAGAGATGGGAATATAGAGTTTGTTTACAAGACCGCCTGTCCTGGAGGCTTGGAAAGAGGTTCAATATCATTTGCACCAGAACCAGGCAATATGGTTTTATTTCCGTCTAACCTTTTACATACAGTTTACCCATTTCAAGGACCAGGAGAGCGTAGGTCTGTAGCCTTTAATTCTCATTGGAATGCAAAACTTAAGGATGGAAAAATGTTGGATAAGTCTTACAGAATGCCAACAGATCAAACAAGTCCAGAATACGTGAAAACATTGGGGTCAAAAAATGAAGTCTCAGGCTTTGCCGAACGTCAACAGGGAAGCCCTGATAGCGGAGATTCAAAAGCGGAAAACAAAGTCTGAAAAACCTCAATTTAAATTTGAGGAATTTTGTTTTGATAAGCAAGTAGAATTTTTCCGTGGAAAAGGTATTAGATTTAGAAATGCTGTATGTTCTCGTAGAGCAGGTAAGACTGTAGGCATAGCTGCAGATATGATAGATTTGGCTGAAAACGAACCGGAGATTAATCTACTTTATATTACTATAACTCAATTACAAGCCAGAGCCATTATATGGGCAGATTTAATGAAGATAATAGAAGGATATGAAATAGAGTGTAAGACAGATAATACGAGATTAACAATTACATTCCCAAATAAGTCAAAAATCTACATAGCAGGAGCAAAAGATAGAACAGAGATAGAGAAATATAGAGGCTGGAAACTAAGGACATGTTACATTGATGAGTGCCAGTCATTTCGTTCCTATTTGAAGGAGCTTATAAATGACATAATCATTCCAGCATTACGAGATAAACGTGGTGGACTATATCTTACTGGAACACCTGGACCAGTTAAAGCTGGAGTATTCTTTGAATATTCTCAATCTAAGAACTGGAAAGGACATCATTGGACAGCTTTTGATAATCCTTACATGCACTCTCCTCCTGATTTGGATTTAGAAGAAGTATTACAAGAAGAAAGAGTTATAAGAGGTATTGATGAATCAGACCCTTCTTATATTAGAGAAACTTTTGGAAAATGGATAGAGGATAAAGATGCGCTTGTATTTAAATTTAGTAAAGCCAGAAATATTTACGATGCTGTACCTACCGATGGAGAATGGCACTATATTATTGGAATTGACATTGGTTACAATGATTCAGATGCAATAGCTGTAATTGGTTATAATACGCATCACAAGAAAGTTTATTTAGTTGATGAACATGTCAAAAACAAGCAAAACATTAGTCAACTAGTGGAAGTGATTTACAGATATAAGGATGAGTACAATCCTATAAGAATGGTCATGGATGCTGGAGCTTTAGGTAAGAAGATCCAAGAAGAGTTGCGAATGCGACATGGT